GTGTGGTATGGGGTTGGCGATGGCCCGGGCGACGGCCTCCGCCCCCTTGCGGTAAACGGTGACGGCGAGCAATTCGCCGTTCACCGTGACCGACCAGAAGCGGGTGGCGTAGCCATCGGGTTTGCGGTAGCGGGTGACTTCGATCTTCATCAGAAGTTGTAGTCGTGGAATTGGTGGCGTCCGGGGATCACCCGCTCGTTGTTGGTGGTGCGATAGCGACCGTCCTTGCGGAGGCGGGCGCGGTGCATGATGCCGTCGGGGTCCGGTTGATAGACATACCGCTGGTCATCGTTGTTCACGCAATGGCCGGAGAATCCACCGGGGGCGATCTCCGGTTTCCAATCGTCGAGCGTTGCAATGTCTTGCTGAATCCATAGCGTGATGCCGGACGGGCTGACCCGGACCACCGTGCAGGCGGTCCGGTCGCTGTAGTGGCAGATGGTCGCTCCGTCGCCGGGCATCGGCGTCCAGTCGGTCCCGGCGCTCATGCCGTCACCCCCTGTTTCCAATTCTCGCGGCGGGCGCGGGTCTTGACTGTGTTAGGCGAGAGCCCGAATTGCGCGGCAGTCTGGTTGATGCTCCGGCATTCCTCCCAATGGGCGCGGACCTGTGACCAGAATTCGTCGCCATGGCCGGGATTGCCGACCTTCACCTCCGGTGCGGCGGGCTTGTTGTTAGCTTTGGCCTTTGCCTTGGCAGGTTTCGCCTCGGGCTTGGTTGGCGTCACCTCGGGCTCAGCCGTGTCGGCGAACGCATCGAAGCGTTCAACCTTCGGTTCCGGTTCGGGGCGCGTGATGGGCACGACATTCGCGGCAGGAGTCACGTCCCCACCGGCGAGGATTTCAGCGACAATCTCGCGGATCAGCGGCACGGGGATTTCAGTGATGGTGAAGACCAGTCCGTTGAGGGACTTGCGCCCGAGGGTCTGCTTGAGGAACTTGAGGGCACCGCCACGGGTGCGGCCCTGGTAGCGGCCTTCGAATAGCGTGGTGTCCTTGTCGTCACATACGATGTAGTATAGTTTGTTCATTGTGTTGTCTTTGTTGGTTATGGTTATGGTTTGTGGGGGAGAGTGGTTCACTGCGGTAGCGGGCGGTTGATGCGGATGGTGCGGCCCTTGCTTTCGCCCGCCACGTAGCTGTGGGAATCAACCCGGCGGTTCCGCTGGGTCCGGGTGCGGAGCTTGCCATAGTTGTCCTCGACGTAGCGGGTGACGATGGCTTTCTGATCCACCAGTATGATGGCATAGCTTCCCATCTGACCGTCGGTGTAGGCATTTTCCGCACGACGTTTGGCGGCTGTCAGCTCGGCATTGATCCCGTCACGCAGGCCCCGATAGTAGGATGCCTTGTCCGGGTTGGACGTAGTGCGCTTGAAATCGTTCCAACAGCGGAAGAATGTTGCGCGGAGAAAGGCGAGGGCATAGACGGCGAAATCCACATCCTCGGGGGCACCGATGATGTCCACCGGGGTTTTCCCCCTCCAGTGCATCAGGATGGTCCGCACGTTGAAGTGGGCTTGGAGCAGTGACAGGATCATCATGTCCGCCGGGTTGAGCGACTTGGGCAGGTCGAAGGTGCCCTTGTTGACGGTGAAGCAGCCGCCCCCCTCCGACTCGCGCTCCATCCTCAGGAGGGCGGAGTCGATGTTGTGGCGGGTCATCAGTTCGTGCGCCTTGGCAAGCGCCACCTTGGCTTCGTTCTCGGTGGCACCACGCGTGGGGTCGGCCAGGCGGAGGAGCTTGCGGATTTTATCGAGGATGTCGGATTCGGATTTCATGGGATCTCGGTGGTTTGGTATGTGTTAGGCTTTGGTGAGGGCTTGATTCAACCGGTCGGAGAATTCGGTTGGCAGGGGTCCGTCCTGCTCCTCGATGTTGAAGAGTTCATGACGGAGGGAGTCTGCCTCGGCAGTGTCGATGGAGAATAGCTGATGGCGGGCTTCGCGGGTTGTGGTGGTGGTCATGGCTTTAGCAGGTTGTTGTGTTGTTGCTTTCATCGTCCCTGATCTGCCAGTCTGACAACTTATGTCCATGTCTTTTTTCATCTTTCGGTCGTGTTTTTTATCTATCATTTCTGTCCTGTTATGGACGGTTGGCACGGATTATGAGTCACACGATTCGTGCCAACATTGTGTCATTCCGCATGATGAATTGGATGGATGATTGGCACGCTTCATGGGTGCCATAATCCGTGCCAACATCCGGTCATTCCGAGGCACGAAAAAAAGACATAACAAAAGGGAAAATGATATGGACGCGTGGTAGCACCATGGCAGATATTACACATGACAACGCCAACAATGGACCGCCGCTTCGGAGTTGAGATAGAGTTCCTTTCCACCATCACCGTCGAACACGCCGTCAACACCCTGAGAGCCGCCGGCATCGAGGTCCAATACATGGCCTACTCCCACAACACGACACCGCATTGGAAGATCGTCACCGACGGCTCATGTGGGTATGAACTGGTCAGCCCGGTCCTCGAAGGCGAACAGGGAATCGAGGAAGTCCGGAAAGCCGCCGCCGCATTGGAAGCCGCCGGTGCCACGGTGGACAAGCGGTGCGGATTCCACGTCCACTTTGATGCCCGCTCGATGAAGCTGAAGGCGGTGAAGAGCCTCTTCAAACTTTGGCTGAAATTCGAGGATGTCCTCGACACATTCCAGCCGCTATCACGGCGGGGCAGTTCCAACACCTACTGCCAGTCCAACCTCCGCGACCGCTGCGACGACGCCCGCGGCCATCGCGAGGCGTGCGACGCCATGTTCAATGCCATCGACTCCTGCAAGAGCATGGAAGAGATGGCGCGGATCTATCCATGCCGCTACCGCAAGCTGAACATCCATTCCTATTTCCGCCACCAGACGCTGGAGGTCCGCCACCACGCGGGCACCACGGACCCTGAAAAGATCACCCAATGGGTGCGGCTGATGGCCCGACTTTTCGACGCTGCCGAGGCAGCCGCCACCGTCCGTAACCGCCCGGAGGATACCGGCCTCGGGATGTCCCGCCTGAAATGGTTCTTCCGGGCGGTCAACGCCACAGGCCTCACGAAATTCTACACCGACCGGGCGAAGAAGCTCGCCGCATGATCCACCTCCAACCTGAATCATACCATGAACACCGAATACCATACAATCGACGGGGCGACATTCACCGCCACCGACGCCACCGACCTGATGACCCGACTCCGGGCCGCCAGCTTCAACCCGGAGAAGGACCTTCGATCCTACTGCCGTGCCACCGCCAGGGCCAGCAAGATGCAAACCGGCAAGCCGCACCGCCAGTGGCCGCCCGACGCGCTGGTCGCCGATATGCTGGCATCCGGCCTCATCGCCACCGGTGAGGGACAACCCGCAACCGACAACCCCGGACACTGAACCGCCATGGGATTTCACCTGATGACACCCCGCTTCCCGCTGGGCCGGACGGTTGCCACGCCCGGTGCCCTCGCCCTCGGCATCGACCTGGCATCCTACATGCGCCGCCACCACTGCGGCGATTGGGGCGACCTCGACGCCGAGGACAAGCATGCTAACGAGGAATCTCTCAAGGACGGCACCCGGATCCTGAGTTGCTACCAGGTCGGCGGCGGCAAGCGCATCTACATCATCACCGAGTGGGATCGGTCATCGACGTGCATCCTGCTGCCCGAGGAGTATTGAGCATCGCCACGATCCGCTCGATGGTGCCGATCTCCAACTGACGTTCGGTCAGCCGCAGGACCGTCCAGTCCGCGAGTGCGGCTTCGAGATACTTTTCGGCGTCATTGGCGTAGCCGGTTCCCCGCGTGTGTCGGCCACCCGCCCGCATGAAGATCCCGCCCTCGATCTCGATCAGCGTCCGGCTGTTCAGGTGGGCGAAGTCGGCGCGCCATTTCCTCGTCGGATGGAACAACAACTCGCGCTCAAGGGCGGGACCCTGGGCGACCCGCCAGAGGAACAGGAACTTGGATTCGAGCTTTGAGCCTGCCATTTGACCGGGGTGCCACGTCAACCCGGAAGTGGGAAATTTCCCATCCGGCCAGGTGGGAAATCCGATGGGAAATTTGACCCCGATTTCCCACATTTTTGGAGGCTCATTTCCGCCCTCGATTCGTCGGAATCCATTGATTGCAAGCGCTCTCCGGTGCGTCAGCGGGTGCCGTCCGACCCTCCGTTATGTGGGAAGTCGTGTTGGCACATTTCACGGGAAATGGACACGGGTGGGGACGTCCCGGCCTAAGTCGTTGGCTTTCAATAGATTCCTTCCCATATCTAACGACAAGCTATCAGATGTTATTCCGTCCAGCGTGGCGATGATGTCCGGGGTGGTGTTTATGCTGCCCTGGCCTTCAGCGCCGCCTTGCGCCCGTTGAACTTCTGGATACGGAACTCGCGCGGTGTGATAAACTTGCGAAGTCGCGGCTTGGGGTCTTCGCCATAGCTGTTCCAGTTGCCCATCTTTGATAGGTAGATGACTAACATTTCTGAATTCTTCTTGAGAATGTCAGCGCCAAGCATCTCGACGATCAGTCCGGTTGAGTCGTCTCCAACGATCTCCATGACTGTATGTTGTTGTTGTTTCCATTCCTCTATCTCGCGCTCTTGGCGTCTGCGCGATGCGTCTGCCATCTGACACTTGTGGTGACGCCTTTCAGCCTCTGAATATGCAAATGACGTTGGAGCTATCTGTCTCATGGGCTTGCTAGATTGATGTTGTGGTTGCAGGGGCGGGAGTTGAACCCGCGAAGGCAGGGGTATGATTCCCGCCCGGGCACCGGCCTCCCTGCGGTTAGGTTAGAGAGCGTTGTAGATGTCGAGGATGAGCTTGAAGTCCTTCTTGAGTCCTTCGCGACGGTCATCGTCCCATTCCTCGACGGGTGCCTTGTCCGTTTCGCGTGCCCACCATCGGCGGATGCGGTTGAGCAGGGCGAGGTAGGTGACATAGCCGCGGTCGGCCGGATCACCCTGGACTTCCTTCTCGGTGGCGAGACGGCCGAAGTTGATCGACTTGCGCAGGCGACGGATACTCAGCTTGTGCTTCTCTGCCATCTTGAGCCAGTGGCGTTTCTCATCGTCCGTCTTGAGTTTCGCGACGACGTAGTGTTGGGTGAAATCGAGCTTTTCATTGCGCAATGAAATTTCGACCTTTCGCGCCACATAGGAGAAATTCGCCAGGGTGGTGTAAGTCATCCCGGTTCGCTCCAGCGCACGCTCATACTTTTCGCCATAGCGGGCCTCGCCGTAATTGATCCAGTCGCCGATAATGAAGCCGATGGATTTACCGAGGGGAGCGAGTTTCTTGCCGAGAGCTTCCCACTCGTCGAAGCTGAGTTCGTCGTGGAACTGAATGCCGGTTGGATTGATTGTGAACTTCGGGTCTTGAATGGCGAGTGTGTTCATTGTTTGCGTGAGCGGTTTCGTTTGAGTTGTGCCTGTCGATAGATGTTGCGTGCCTTCTCGCTGCGCATGGCACGGGACGGCGGGAGGTTCAGTTGGATGGTGATGTCAACGCAGCGTTTCGAGACCGCCGCACGGGTCACCCCATGTCGTTTGGCGATCTCGGTCATGCTCTGGCCATTGTAGGCGCTGAGGCTCAGGGCAACCGCCAGGCACTCCACGGTGAGGCGGGTGTTGCCTTCGGCGATCAGGTCGGCAACGAAAAGGCGAAGGACCTCGATGGCATCGTGACTGATGGTGCCGGCCTCGTCCGTGTCGTGATCGACCAGAGCCGCGATGTCAGGCGTGTGGCTGGCGCGTGGTGATTCGGCCATGTCGTGATCGGGAGCGCCGTTGCCGTGGCGTTGCAGGCAGGGTGATGCCAGCCCCTGGGCTTCCAGCTTCTGTCGTTCGTCCGCAGGCAGCGACTCGATCCACGCCTTGTATTCGCGTTGGTATTCGGCGTCGCGTTGGCTCTGCCGTTTGGCGTAGTCGTCGGCGCTCATCGGGCTACCTCCGTTCCGTTAGGCATCCGACTTGTGTTAGATGGGGTGACGTTGCCAGGTTGCCCGCTGACACCGGACTGCCGCCCGTGCTGCCTGCTGACATAATGACATATCCCCCCCTTAAAGGGGGGATATATGTCAGTAATGTCAGCAACGGCAGCGTGAGTTTTGTCAGCGCTGAAATAATGTTTTGTCAGCAGTCTCATGATTCATTGGTTTTGAATGATTTCCACCACCTCCAGATGGTGCGTTCGGTGACAGCCATTTTGTCAGCAAGGGTGCTGACATTGGTCCGTGTCACCTCGTTGCCAAATTCGGATAGAACGGCCTGGAATTTGACCGGATCGAAGGCGGATGGACGGCCCATTTTATAGCGGTCGGGTTTGGCTTCGGCCTCGCTATTTGGCGACTCGCATTGCTCCCAGCAAATGCCGCCGTGCTGTGAATGGCGGACGAAGATGGTGTCGGTTGGCGTGCCCGTGGAGTCCACCATGCCTGCCCGCGTCCGCCGCTTCGTCATGCTGAGCTGGAATGTGGGCGGGTCGCCGTCGGGCATCTTGATGCGCACCAGCACGGCGGTCTCACGCGCCCAGTTGACCAAGGCCGAGCTGCCAAGGCCGCTGTAGGCGAGGTCGCTGGCCGTCCAATGGCTGGCCGCCTTCGGGTCCTTGGACGGCTTGCCGGTGTGATGCAACAGGCACCAGACGACGCCGGTGCGCAGGCTCACCGCATTGAGCAGCTTGCAGCAGAATTCGCTGATGACCTTCTGTTCGGAAATCTCATCGCCGATGTAGTTGAGCAATGGATCTGCCCACACGAGGTCGGGCTTGTGGCGGTCCACGAGCGCGGAGGCGGCGTTCACGAACTCGGCTCCGGTGCGTGTCGTGTCGCGATAGATGAAGATGCGTTCGTTTAGGATCGCCTCTTGCTCGGGCGTGATGCCCATGCCGCGACGCACGCCCTGATACATTTCCGCCAGGTCCCCGACGTCGTTTTCCGCCTGGATGAGTACCGAGCGCAGCGGTGTGACCGGCGTAATATTGAACGCCGGCAATCCCAGCGCCCACAGGATCATGAGCTGCATGCACAGGGATGACTTGCCGATGCCCGACTGGCCGACGACAACCAGCGAGCCGCCACGGCACAACCAGCGTTTGCCAAGTATGTTGTTAGGATCACAGGTCGTGTCATAAGCAGCCAGTTGGGAGATCGGCATCAACGCTCCCTCGTCGGTCGTGGCTTGCCCGGTCTCCCAGGCGGTCCATGACTCGGCACCGATCCCGAGCGCGAGCAGGCGTTGGCGGCGGACATCGCCTTTGACCGTGCGCCAGCCGTCCGGACAGCGCGACAGCCTGCTAGGATTCCGGTTCTGCTTGTCCAGGTTGATGCCGGAAAACCATTCCCAGATGATGGCGACGCGGCGCTTGTATTCCGCCAGGTCGGGCGCATCGACGCGCACCCATGCGTGCAGGCTCTTGTTGCCGGAATCTATCAATGCCGACACCGGCATGCCGCTTGCCACGACCGCGTGATATTGTTCCTCCTTGGGGATCGGTTTGCCGGCCTCGTCGCTGTCAAATTCAACGAGCACATGGCGGAATGCCGCAACGTCCTCGTTTTTCGCTCCATCCTTGCATGTCGGGTTGATCCGGATGAACAACCCGAGCTTGGTGCCGAATACCCGTTCTATGCCGCCCCTGGCCGCAACCTTCGCTTTCCACTCGGTCGCCGTGAGCGTGACACCCCGGCGCGGGACAATGTCGCCATCTTCCGTCTCAGCCGCGGGAGCGATGGCTACGAATTCGTCCGGCAGGAAACATGCGTCGATGAGCCTGACAAATCCATCGTCCACCGGCGCGGGCACAACCATCGCGGGTCGCCCCTGCGTGGCCGTGGCTGGTACCGGTCGTCGTGGCTGGCTGGCTGCTGGAGCGGGACACGCCGCCGCCGCGCCTACCGGCTCCCTGGACGTCCCTGCATAGGCGGAGCGGATCGTATGACGCGCTTCCGCTTCGTTGAGGCCGTCGGCCATGGCGCGGGCGAGCAACTGCTCTTCCACTTCTTCGAGCGGGTGGCCGGCGTCCCTGAACTGGCAGGTCGCGTCAAAGAGTTCGGCATTCCTCGCGCCCTCGGCAGCACCGTGCTGGAGGTAGTCAAGAGTGCGTCGGGGCAGCGATGGCCCGGATGACCGGTAGCGAGGCATGGATGATCTCCGTTAGGTCATGCGGCGGCTGCCGAACTTGATGGCGAGGAATGCCTGGGCGTCCTTGAACGTGGCCATCTCCGGGCGCGGGTGGTCGTATTTGCGCAACAGCCGGACCTGCTTCGGTGTGGCCAATTCCAGTTTCCGGCGCGTGATGAGGCGATCCAACAGGAACGAGGCGTGCCCCTTCGTTAGAATCGCGTTCACGTCGATCCCGAATTTTCCAAGGCAGTCGAGCTGCTTCGCGGTGGGTGACTCGCCCTGCCACTGCATGACCGGAATGAACTCGGCCAAGTGCGCGTCATTGAGCGTGACGGCCAATTCCAGCGGGTCGAGCACGGCACCCTTGCGGCGGCGGTTTTCCATCAGACGCTCGGTCAGCTTCCTTGTGCGGTCGGCGTTCACCTCCTCGCGGGCCTCTTCCATGTCGCCCTCGTCACCGAGTTTTTCAGTGAGTGCCTTGGCATCCTCCTCGTCCTCGGCAATCAGGTGGGCCGGTTTAACCAGGCTGTGTTCGCCCGACTGCCACAGGAAATCGAGCACGAGCAAGTGGTCTTTGCCAGGGCAGATCCGGGTCCCGCGACCGATGATCTGCGAATACAGCGCCCGCACCTTGGTGGGCCGCAGGCACACGACGCAGTCGATGGACGGCTCGTCGTATCCCTCTGTCAGCAACATCGCATTGGTTAGGATGCGCGTCTCGTCGCGCCGGAAGCGATCCAACACGGCACGCCGCTCGCTCGTCTGTCCATCGACATGCTCTGCCAACAACCCACGTTCCCGGCAGAGTGCGGCGAACTGCTTCGACACCGCGACGAGTGGCAGGAACACGAGCGTCTTGCGGTGCCTGTGCTCGACCAGCACGTCGGCGATTTTTTCGAGATACGGTTCCAGCGCGTGGCCCAGGTCGTCGGCGTTGAAATCGCCTGCCGTGGTCCTGACGGAATCGAGATTCATGCCAAGCGGAACCGTCTTGACCTTGATCGGCGAAAGCCACCCTTGTTGGATGAGGTCGAGCAAGGTCACCTCACACGCGATGTTCTGGAAGTAACGCCCGAGGTTCTTTTTGTCACCTCTGTCAGGAGTCGCCGATACCCCTAACACTTTTGCGTGATCGTGGAAGTGCCTGAGCGTGTTCAGATAGCTATCCGCCAGCGCGTGATGCGCTTCATCAACGACCACGAGTCCGAAATGGTCCCGTGGCCAACGGTTCAGCCGCGCCTCGCGCATGAGCGTCTGCACCGAGGCGACGACCACCGGGGCATCGAGCGAGGCGCGATTATCGCCCATCTCGACCTGCGCCACGATTCCGGTGGCCGCTTCCAACTTGTCCGCCGCCTGCAAGATGAGTTCCTCACGGTGGGCAATGATCAACGTGCGCATCGGTTGGAAAT